TTTGAAAAATCAGCATCTTCTACAACTTCAACAAATGGGTAAATTGATAATCGTTCAATGTATGAGTTTCTAACTACATTCTGTATTTTAGATTTACTCGTTTGAAGTTGTGAATTTAATGGTGTATATAATTTAACAATTACTTTTGTAAATTCATTTAAATCTTTATATGAATCATTGTAATATGAAAATGTAGAGTAAGTTGGCTTTCCAACTACTATAGATTGCATATTAAATAAAGGTGGTACTGGTGATAATAAATCAATATCAGGATTATCAGGAGTTAGATATAATGGATTGTTATTGAAATCCACATCCTGCTTCCAAACCAATTGATTGAATCTATTATCAATAGTAAACTTAGATACACGACCCGTTGTTTTAAATGTATCAGGTCCTGTGATATACATTTCAACCCATAAATTATCCGTATTTTGAATTGGATAAAATCGAGTCGTCTGCCCATTAAAGTTTTGTTGAGGAAATTCTACATTACTACGAGTATTACCAACTTTTGGATTATTTTCAAAAGAGATATTGGTTATAGTGTATAATTCATTATTACCGAAGTTTAATACAAATTGTTGTAAATCAGTAGTATCAGCACCCAATTTATTATATAAAGTTCTTAGTTGCTGTTTCTGTGATGTATCACTAATAGTTAACTCAACTTCAGTTAAATCAGCCGATACATTAGATATATCCATATCGGATACAACATTAGAAAGAAAGTTATAAAAGACACTATAATAACCACTTTTAATATTAGCGTTTCGAATTTCATCTTCAGGTATTAACTGTAGTTGTGTATCAGATGTATCATTATCAGGTGTTAAAGCGTAATCAATTGGCTTTATATTAGATAATAATAATGATTCACCCGAATATATGTGATATTCATAAAATGCGTTATCCAACTCTAAAGATGGTATCTCAGTAGTTACACTTACGAGTTTATTCAAATCAGATGTAGTGTATAACTGTAAATTATCAACTGGTGTGGTTGATGTGGTAATTATATTTTTATTTTCAAATCTATCTATTGCCATTATATGGTATTCCCATTACATTATAAGATACGTGGTTGAATTTCTATTGCCTGTAACTCAGGTGTTATATACGCTTTAGGTATTTTTACTGAAAATTTATTAATTCCATTATTTAAATCAAAATCAATGTCCATTGGTATCACAGTGGCTGATTGATTATCACTATATATTATAATATCATAAACCGGCACCTTCGATGCCAATACTCTACGAATAATATTAGTAGCCACATTTTGATATAATGTATCTTCATCTGGAAACGCATCTCTAACCGATTGAGTTGATATACCAAAGTCGGTATCATTAACATCAATTTTATAACCAGGTTTCGCCTCAATATTCAAATCTCTATCTATATACGCAATTCCATATCTATCTTCGGTACACCTCTGAGAAAACCAAAACATTCCATGTGTTAACCCATATATCGAAACGTATGGCATAACGGTTTTAAAATATGTATTTAAAATTTCATTAATTCTTGTAACATAAACACTCGATGCAATAAAGTCAGATTCACTAAATGCTACATTTTGATTAGTAAAAATAAAATTCATCAACCTAAGAAGTTCCGTATCTACTGAAAATATTGAGAAATCTGAGTTATCAACCCACCCATTAGATGGTATTTGTTTTGAATATGCTCTCAAATATACATTTTCACGTGGTTGGACTACATCATCTATATTTAAATTTTGACCCTCATCAGATGCATATACATATGATATGGTTCTCGTTTTCCAAGTGTTTTCATTTGATATAAATGGGTGTAGTTGTCCAAAATCAACATCATTTGGAGCTTCATAGTTGTAATCTTCATTTATTTTAAATAATAACGGAAGTCCCAACTTTTCAGCAATAATATTAATCATTAAATCTCTATCTTGCTCAACTAATTTGTAATAAACATCATCTTCAATATAATAATATTCATTTAAATGCTTTATAATTTCACCAGTCCAATTTAAATTTAAAGGTGTTTCTAAATTAAATTCTGATGGTAGTGTTATAAAATTACCATTTACCAATGTAAGTGGTATCACATCTGATGTATTTATTAAATCTACAATATCAATATCAACTACCTTATCATATACATTCTTATTAAAAGATGTTCGTGTAGATGGTAATTGCACTGTACCATATTCATCTACACCATTAGGGTCTAATGTATATGATACAATCTGATTTGATGTATTTCGTTTTATATCTCGTTTAGCCATTATCTAATTATTTTAAATACGTAACCATTAAAGTATTCTTGTCTACCATTAGTTCTATCGGTTCTGAATTCAAATTGGTAAAATCGTTCAGGTTGTAAAGTATTGAACCAAAAATCAAAATAATTACCAGTTTCATCACAACTTACTTTTGTGTATGTTGTATCAAATGGAACTATAACTAAATTGGTTTCAACATCTCGTACTTGGTAATAAGTATTTTGTGGAAGATATTTAATCTCATTATATGCTGAAGAAGTTGAATAAGTTCTTTGTGGATATCTAGCTCTACCCACTATTCTTATTCTTGATTTTGATAATTCTTTATATTCTGATAATAAGTTTTTATCATAAATTACAATATTATCATCTGTCAATTCCGATAGTGAACCTGTTTCAAATGATGAATCATCCCATTTAACTTCTAAAGTTGGGACATATATAGTATGTGTTTCATTTGAAAAGAATTTAGATGAACCATATCGTGTAGAATTACTTTCATCAATATCACTTCGTTTAATTATAAATCCATTATTATCACGAGAACCACTCATCCAATCTTTCACATATTCTGTAACTTCAACTTTTAAATCATTTGTATATTTGTTGAATGTTTGTGAATATGTTGAATTGTTTACCGATGATGTATACCATGTAGAACCACCCGCATTAAATGTATAAGAACCAGTTGTACCACTTTGGAATGAACCAGTTGACCACAGTGATGTACCATTCCTATATTCCCACGAAGTACCATTTGATGTAATTGGTTTATCATAATATTGACCAATCCCTTCCGCCCAACTTTGTGAAACCTGAAATACATTTAAAATATACTCACTCTGTACTTCACTTTGTTCAGTTGATGTTAAATTTAAGTAAAATTTACAGTTAGATGATATTGTACCATTTGAAATTGATTCTGATATTGATGTTATATCAAATTGAGCTAATATCCTACTATTACCTATTAGAGATGTGGATGTTAACTCATCATAAAACTTAGTTACTTCTAATATTTCATCAGCACCTGTATTTTGTGTTTTACGAGTACTCTCTTCATATAATGTAGTATCTTTTTGACCGTATATTCTATATATCATTACTTATCCTTATTAAAATGATTGTGTAATCACTTTACCTTTAATATCAACATTTGGGAATTTAATTTCAAATATCGATGGGTCTTTTGGTGGATATATCATACCCATTTTAGTTGCGTTGTTGATAGTGTATTTATTAGGTGAATAATTACCATTATATTTGTTATAAATTTGTAAGCCACCATTACCGTTCGAATCTGGTCTTGGAACTGTTTGAACTCCCTTAACCCCATCAAGTAATACATATAATTCAGATAAATTAATTGGTTTATTAATTCCCCAATTATCTATATTAAAATAATCTTTTAACGCATCAATACATCTTAATAAAACTTCATTAGAATTATAATCAGGTAGTACTACTATATCAAAATTTATAGCAATATTAACAATATACGCGTTTTTGATGTTAACCGCATCCGTTAAAACTCTATAATATGATAAATAGGTTTTTAAATTATTCTTAGTAGCTTCATTTAACTGAGTTAACTTTTTCTGATTATCGTAACCTAATACATATAGATTTAATGCAAGTGGGTTTGGTATCTCAGATGAAATTACCTCATTATTTACTTTTTTATTTTCAATTTGATAATCTTGTAAAACGTATGCCTTTGCAATTGAACCAAACTGAGGTGGTAATGCGTAACACCTCATTAAGTAATCTTCTCTTGTTACAGTTCTGTTTTGTGCTGCAAAATATGCCATTGCATTGTTACGTATTTCATCATCACTTTCCTTACTTCTACCACCAACAGCAGGTTTTGGATTTGTAACTGCTAGTGAATTTTGAACGAACCTTAATGTGTTTTGATTTAAGTTAATTGTATTATCATTTTGAAATGTTCTACCAATTATTTTTATTAAATCTTTAGCAGGTACATTATCAGTGACACCATTACCAACTAAATACTCAACTGTCAATGTTGTATTGGATGGTGCCGTACCATATGTTTTTGTATATAGAAAGTTGGATGGGTCTATACCCTGGTCTAATGATGAATTAGCAGTATATAATGCAGAACCCACATTATCTGGATTTGGTATAATTTCTTCATCAGCATTAAACGATATACCCGCACCAAATTGAACTACCAGTGTTTGTTCATCTTCAAATCTTGTTATAAATCGTTTAGGAACTCTATTTAATTGTAATAGATATGGAGTCTCATTTTCAAATTGTGAATATTCCAATGAGTTATCACCGTTATTCTCAACTTGTTCAAATACAGTATCTTGAGCTAAAAATGGAACTTCAGTCCAATTATCATTATCACTATCTACAATCGATTGAATTTTAATTAGATTACTATCAGTAATTTTTATTTTATCGTATATTTTTGGTGCAGTAAATGTAAATGTTTTTGTTTTGGTTTTTCCACTTGTAGCCTTTACTGATTTTTTAAGTAGATAATAAATAGGTTCATTTGTGTTTTCATCAATCTGATAAACTGTAACCTCAGTTGGATTAAATGATGATGAAACTGAAAAATCAACTGAAGTAACAGTTCTAAATTCAACATCATTAAATTCATCAGAACCAACTTGCATACCACTTGCTATTTCAAGTGCATAACTAAAATCAGGTCTAACAGTATCACCACTACCAACCGAAGGTACTAATTGAAATACATCCAATGTTACCGAAGCAGGTGTTACATTTTTAGGTTTATAACCGTATGCGGCTGATAGGTTAAATAAATTAGCCTTTTCTTCTGCGTTAGTCAATAACGATTCTCTTAACTGTGTATCTGTATAGAATGATAATACATCACCAACATATGATGCCATTTCAATAAACATCATACCAGGTGATGATTCGTTAAAATCATTAAATGTATTTGGGAAGTAGTTTTTAGAAAATTCAATTAAGTTTTTTCTCATTTGACCAAAGTCAGTTCCTATTAAAGAAACTTCTTTTTGAACTAAATCCGTTTTATTCGCTTTTGCCATTTATCATCCTTATTGTATTGTTGTAGAACCTGCTGAATCTACAAATATAATTATCTGTCTATTAGCACCTTGCTCAGTAACTCTAAATTTTAATTCAATACCCACATAGTTTCTATCGAAATTGGGTTCTATAATCAAATCATCAATTACTATGTAAGGTAACCAGAATGCTATATCATCTCTTAACTGAGTATCTAATTGAGATGATAAATTTAAATCCATATTTTCAAATAAAAGAGTATATACATCAGAACCAAATTCTGGTTGAAATGGACGTTCACCTTTACGTGTTAATAATAAGTTTTTTAAATTAGATACAGCTTGCTCTTCAGTCGTATAACTTAAAGAAAACAACCCCTTATTTTTACCAAATGGTAAAGTAATTCCAACTGCGATATCCTTTTCTAAATCAATTGGATTGTAAAAGTATTCTTTTCTTTCAGCCATTTATTACTTTCCTTTTTTCGCGTTGATAGTTTTCATCAATGCTGAGTAATCTTTTGTAAGTGCATC